CTTGTTTTAGAGGGACTGTTTGGTCCAGTTGAAAAAGTAACTACCACAAAGAAGTTAATTGACAATAAATCTCTCGCTGACCTTAAAATCAAGTGTATTATTCTAAAACATGAGAATATACGAGAGAGAATGACTTATGCTGAGGAACTACAATTCCTAGGCGAACATGAACGTAGAAATCAATTTCTTGCTGGATTGTTGATGCACCTTCCCGGCAATACATTATGTCTATATCAATTGGTAGAGAAACATGGTAAACCATTACACGAAGCAGTTTTAAAGGCTCAGGACGAAGGATACTTTGATGACAAAATGCGAAAGATATTTTTCATCTATGGTAAAACAAGCACCACAGAAAGAGAAGATATACGATCTATTGTTGAGGGTGAAAAAAATTCTATCACCATTGCTTCGTATGGAACTTTTAGCACTGGCATTAACATTCGCAATATTCACAACATCGTGCTCGCAAGTCCAAGTAAGTCTAGAATTAGAGTGCTCCAGAGTATCGGTAGAGGATTGCGTCAGGGGGAAAATAAAGATTCCGTTTTGATATTTGACATTGCAGATGACCTGACGTTTAGAAATCAGGGCAACTTTACGCTTAATCACTTTCAAGAACGCATAAATATATATAATGCAGAACAATTCAACTATGAAATTAGCAAGGTAAAACTACAATGAATACAGATACATACAAAATCTTAAAGCTCATTAGTGGTGAAAACATCATTTGCGAATTATCTGAAGATGATGGAAAGTATGAAATTTCAAGACCATTACTAATGAATGTTCACCCAAATGTTACACGAAGAGGTATGACAGAATCTCTAATGCTCTCAAGATGGGTACAACCCTTCACAGAACAAAGATATTTTGAGATCGATCCTAAACATGTTATTATTGTATTACCGGCCTCTCCCGGTTTGAGTATCTATTACGAAGGTGTATTAGATAAGCTAGAGGGTGTTGAAAAAATTAATACCGTGGATGATGATTACGATGATGAAGATATCTACGATGAACTATTAGATGAACTAGAAACAGATAGTGATTTAATACATTAATGTAGTTCTGATAACCAAAGACAAGATCAATATAACACTATTTTCTGGTGGAGTCAAGGTTCTTTTAAATTATAATGATCCTTGACTTAATCCTATAGATGTAGTATAGTGTATAAAGATTAAGGAGAATACCTAATGGCGAAAGCAAAGGGTGAACACTACGTTGACAACAAAGCATTTCTTGTGGAAATGGTTGCGTGGAAAGAAAAATGCAAAGAAGCGGTGGATGCTGAAGAGCGTATTCCTCCTGTTACAAATTATATGGGTGAGTGCTTTCTCAAGATTGCACAACATTTATCCTATCGGCCTAACTTTATAAATTATACATACAAGGATGATATGGTATCTGATGGGATCGAAAACTGTCTTCAATATGCTTCAAACTTCAATCCAGAGAAGTCATCAAATCCCTTTGCATACTTTACGCAAATTATCTACTACGCCTTCATCCGAAGAATTCAAAAAGAAAAGAAGCAAACCCACGTTAAAAATAGAATCATAGCAGGTAGTAACTATCAATCTTTTGATACGATGCCCGGTGATTCAACTAGCTATAGTATTGATAATTCCTTTGCAATGGATAATCTTCCAATGGAAGATGTGTATAAACCCAAGACGGTAGAAAAAAAAAGTAAAAAGGGACTAGAGAATTTTATGGAAGATGATATTGTTGGCGTGGCGGTACTGGGTGATGAGCGTTGAAGATTGCAATTATAACTGACACTCACTTTGGTGCCAGAAATGATAACCAAAACATCAATGACTATTTCTACAAATTCTATGACGATGTATTCTTTCCCACTTTAGTTGAGAGAGGAATTACTACCTGTGTTCACATGGGTGATGTTACAGATCGTAGGAAGTTTATTAGTTTTAGGACTGCCAGTGATTTTCGTAAAAAGTTCATTGGTCGTTTTCAAGAGTTGGGAATTGACCTTCATCTTATCATTGGTAATCATGATACATTTTACAAGAACACCAACGAAGTCAACTCAATGGAAGAGTTGGTAGGTTCTGACAGGTGTAATATATACACGGGCCCGACGGTTGTAGAATTTGATGGTATACCAATTCAATTCATGCCGTGGATTAATGCCGGTAACTACGAAGAATCTCTAGATGCGTTGTCACGTTCACCCGCACAGATTTTGATGGGACATTTAGAAGTAGATGGTTTTGAGATGCACAGGGGACATAAATCAGAAGGTGGATTTGATAAAGAATTGTTCCGTAGGTTTGACCTATGCTTTAGTGGACATTTTCATCATAAATCCGATGATGGCCAGATATATTATCTGGGAACTCCGTATGAGATTACATGGAGTGATCACGATGACCCGAAAGGTTTTCACATCTTTGATACAGAGAACCGGGAACTAGAACGTATTCTTAACCCCCATAGTATTTTTGAGAAGATTTTCTATGACGATACTGTTAACGACTATACCAAAGAAGATGTGTCTAAGTATAAAGAGAAGTATGTAAAATTGATTGTGGTCAACAAGAAAGACCTTTACCAGTTCGACAAGTTTACAGACAGGTTGCTACAAGCTGATGCATATGAGGTCAAGATTATTGAAGACTTCTCTGAGTTGGATGCTGAGAATGTATCTGATGATATCGTAAACAATACTGAAGACACGATGACACTCCTAGAGAAATACATTGACCAACTGGATGTTACATTGAGCAAGGACCGATTGAAAAATACGATGCGGTCACTTTACACCGAGGCGCAAGATTTAGAAATATGATACATTTTGAGACGGTCAGGTGGAAAAACTTCCTGTCAACTGGTAACAACTTTACAGAGATACAGTTAGACAGAAATTCAACCACATTAATTATTGGAGAAAATGGTGCAGGCAAATCTACTATTCTTGATGCTTTATGTTTCGGTTTATTTGGTAAGCCTTTTCGTAATATCAACAAACCTCAACTTCTAAACTCCGTCAATGGTAGTGCTGCACTGGTAGAGGTGGAGTTTCGTATTGGAACCAAGAAGGTTAAGGTTGTTCGTGGTATCAAACCAAACGTATTTGAGATTTACGTCAATGGTAAGATGTATAACCAAGATGCAAACTCGCGTGACTACCAGAAATATCTAGAGCAACAAATACTCAAGCTCAACTATCGCAGTTTTACTCAGGTTGTTATTCTGGGTTCATCTACGTTTATCCCTTTCATGCAGCTGAAGTCTAAACAACGCCGTGAAGTTGTTGAGGAAATTCTTGACATCCAGATTTTCTCCCTGATGAATATGATTCTCAAGACGCAGTTAAAGACCATTGTTGATGACATGCGTGAGGTTGATTACCAGTATAATTTGACAAAGGAAAAGATTACCCTCCAAGAAAAATATATTGATGAAATGTTTATGCATAGGGAAAAACTAATTAAAGAGAAGTCTTCTTTGATTGCTGGAAATGAAGAAGAAGTTTTCAAGAAGAACTTGGATATAAAATTCCATAACACAAACAACATTGAACTCCTCACTCAAATTACTGACAACGATAGTGTAAATACAAAACATAACAAACTGAAAGATATTCAATCGCAGTTAAAAGAGAAACACAGGGCACATACTAAACTGGTTGGTTTCTTTGAGAGTAATGAGGACTGCCCAACCTGTCAACAACATATTGATGAGGTCTTCAAGGCCGATATGATTGATAAGAAACAAGGTGAAGCAGATAGAGTTGATGGTGGACTAAAAGAACTTAAAGATGAGTTGCACAAGGTCACCTCACGACAGAACGACATAAAAGATATTGCTAATAGGATTCGGGAAAATGAAGTTCATGTTGCAAAGGAGAATAGTTCTCTTGTTCAACTTGAGAAATTCAATGCTACTTTGCAGTCGGAGATTGATCAATTGGTTGCTGGTGAAATCAACAAGGGTGACCATAATAAACTGGATGAGTTGAAGGAAACTCTTTCTGGGTTTGATATGCAGAAGTCCAAGTTGCGTGAAGAAAAGACCTATGCAGAGGCTGCAAGGAATATGCTACAGGACACGGGTATCAAGACCAAGGTTATCAAGCAATATCTTCCTATTATGAACAAATTGATCAATACCTACCTCACCTCTATGGAGTTCTATGTTAACTTCACGCTAAATGAAAACTTTGAGGAAACTATCAAGTCACGGTATCGTGATGAGTTTACCTACGATTCGTTTAGTGAAGGTGAGAAGATGCGTATTGACCTTGCACTGTTGTTTACTTGGAGGGCAGTTGCAAAGATGAAGAACAGCACTAACACAAACCTGTTGATACTGGATGAAATCTTTGATAGCTCTTTGGACGGTACAGGCACAGATGAGTTTCTAAAAATTCTAAATACACTTGGTGATGAAAACGTATTTGTGATCAGTCATAAACAGGATGCTCTTGCAGACAAGTTCAAAGATACAATAAGATTTTCTAAAGTCAAAAACTTCAGTCATGTGGTGGATTAATGGGTAAACGATCAGACTTTGAGAGAAAACCAAGAGACTTCTATCCTACACCGATGGAAGCAGTAAAACCTCTTATTGAACATCTACCGAAACATTTTACTTTTGCAGAACCATGTGCTGGTGATGGTGCATTGATAAACCATCTTAAAACAGGGGGTGTATGTATGTGGGCAAGTGACATTGAACCACAGTATAAAGGTATACCGACTCAGGATTATAAAGACGTAAAAGAAAATGAATTGTTGGAATCAAAATATGTAATTACAAACCCGCCATGGGACAGGAAAGTGCTTCATCCTATGATAGATCACTTTGCTCCACAACGGCCAACTTGGCTGTTGTTTGATGCAGATTGGATGCATACTAAACAGAGTCAACCTTATATGCCGTTTTTACATAAGATTGTAAGTGTAGGCCGAATTAAGTGGTTTGGTAATATGACAGGCAAAGACAATTGTGCGTGGTATTTGTTTGATAAGCAAACTCTACCAATTTTTGGTACAACTTTTTATGGGAGAACAAAATGACAGTTAATACAGACGGATGGCATAAGCAACCACACTACACACAACACGCACTAGATGTAATGGAGAGGATAGTGGACACACAATTGGTTTCTGTAACGGACCCAATTCTAAAAAAACCACTAGAGTCCTGTTCTATTGGTTTGGACCGCAAGGAACTACAGGATCGTTTGCTCAGTGCAATGGAACATTATCAGGGTATTGGATTGTCTGCGAATCAGATTGGTATCAAAGAACGTGCCTTCATCATGTATTCAGATATTAAGAAAAAAGAGACGATCACCTGTTTTGACCCCCTGATCACAGAGTATCATCTTGACAAGATCATTATGGATGAGGGCTGTCTGACATGGCCCGGCCTGTGGTTGAAGGTGCCACGCTCAGAGGGTATCCGGTGTCTATACTATGATGTGGACGGGGAACTAGTACAGGTAGAAATGCACGGACTTGAATCACGAATCTTCCAACATGAGTATGATCACATGGAAGGGACGAACTTCACCAAACGAGTGAGTCCATTGAAATTGAACATAGCTCAGCGCAGAGCTACAAAGATGAAGAAAAAATCACTTCTATCGATGTGAGGAGAAAGAATAATGAAATTACCAACTAAATTGCAAGTAGACAAACTTTTAGAACATTATCATAACTTTCGGTATTCTGATGCTGAGGAGTTAGCAATATCTATGACTCAAGAGTTTCCAGAGTTTCC